ATGTGTATAAGAGACAGTTACCACTGAAATAAATCATAACTTATACCACCGCCAACATAAAAACCACCCGGATAACCATATCCAGCCTGCAACCCTAATCCCCAACGCTTCTTCTTCGACTTGACAACCACCGGATGGTAAATATCATTCGTCACCGTCTGATACACAGTCTTAGGAAATACCTGTAAACTATCCAGCCGAGGGTCTACATATCCACTTACCACAGCCCGATACGAGCTGTCTCTATATACCACTTGCTTACGATGAAGCAAGGTATCACCTATCCGTGTCGTATCATCTGGCACGAAACGCCAGAACACAGCCATCGGTGCAGAGATAAGCATCGTATCTACCTTGACAACCGTCTTTATCTTCGTCTCGGTACGTATTTCTGCCGACAAAGGCTCGTGCGGACGAAACCAAGCCGCCACACAAGCAAGCAATACAACCAATATCCACAGTAACTTTTTCATTCCTCAAACCTTAAATCGTTAATCCGATTCATCCACCCCCGTTTGAATTTATTGTTCGCCGGACGAGAGCGGCATATATCCTCGATGAAATCGAACCGTGCAATCTTAATCATGTCGAACAACTCACGCGGGTTCCTGGCATTCACCGCAGCGAGTGTCTTAGGACCTACTATTCCATCCACAGTAACACCAAGCAAGCGTTGAGGTATCTTTATTCCGTGTGCACCCGATGCCCACACCCAATCGACAAGGATATTTGCTACGGACTGGCTCGTTATCAAATCTGCCTTCCATCTATCCCAATAATGCGGCTTGAGCACCCGGTTAACGACATCCTCACGGGTAAGCAGACGCAGGTCATCCACGTCTATATCACCGTCACCGTCCTTGTCATAGCCGCATGACTTCCACGTGCCGATAGTCACACCCATATTCGTTGCACCTCCAAGGTCTGCCGGGTCATTCACGAAACCGCCTTCCCATTTGAGAATCCAAGGCGCTAATTTATACACATTCGCCATTCTTATTTTCCTCCTTGATTTTTGGTTTTACATAAAAATACAATATATTTGCAAACGCCTTTGTTTAAACTTTAAGTTGTGTAGTATTAAGGGAAAGGGAGCCGTTGTGAAACACCTTCCTTTCCGCGAATCAGTAGCCGTTTTGCGGTTCTCTGTCACCGCATTTCTTCCTCTCACACCGTTTCAGTGCCAGTTCCAGTTTCAGGTCAGAATTAGCCTCCTTCAGTGTAAACAACTCATCCTGCACCTTACGGAGCCGGTCTGTCTGCTCCACAAATCGCTGTTCCTTCTCCGAAAGCTGCTTCTGCAGGAACTCGTTGTACTCCCGTAATGCCTTGAACTCCTCGACATCAGCATGCGCGTCCTCAATACGCGCATTGGTCTTGCGCGACATCCACCACTTAACAAGCTGCTTGATGCCCTCGATGCCACCGAGTGCGGTCACCAACATAATCCAATCATTCATTTCCATTTCTCCCGGTTTAACAATCGATACAAATTATAAGCACCCCCACATAAGCACAAGCAAACGCTGCCATCTCCGCCCAGAACAGCCATTTCCGGTATCTCAACATGATAACAACGGCTATCGGGAAAGCAACCGCAGGCAAGTACCACATACCGGAGAGACAAACCCAAAGAATTGTAGCTAATCCGGCTATTACTGTCCCTGCATAATGTACTTTGCTCTGAAATTCCTCCTTGAACAGCGGGGCTGTCCCGACGAACATCAGCCCACCGCAAGCAAGAAATGCCAAACATTGCAGGTTCTCCGATGAGCATTCAATCCACACCGGCATAAGCAGCATGGCAGGAACGGCCATCGCCGCCTGAAACAGCCACGCCGGGCGGTTCCGTTTCTTCAGTTGATAATAGGTGTCAGAGAGCGACCAGGGCACTCCGCACACTCTCACCGCATACATTATGTACATAGTGAGCAAAAACAGCGACATAAAACATAAGTAAATCATAAGCTATCAATTTAAAGGTTGAACACTAATTTTTCAGGATAACCGGAAGTGTAATCATACGCTCCGACCTCCTCTTTCGTAGCAAGTCCCATAACCGCGGCCAGATGTTCCTGCGTGGCATTATAGCATTCCAGGGCATACAGTTCCAGTGCGGCCAGCATCTGCAAGGCAAGAGGAATGGGGATTACATACTTCACGGCATCATACCACAGCACGGTTGTCTCCTTACCCACAGCCTGCTCGATAGTAATTGAGTTTACCAGTCCTACCCGCGTATCCTTGTCAAGCCACATCCGCTTGCCGCCAAGCGTAAAGGAATTCACGGCATCGGACCCGTCGTAAACAGCAATTTCATTGACCTTCGCGCTCTTCACACCCTCCAAAGTCGGTTCATAGGGAGGGGTTAATTCACATTCGAGAATTTCCTTTGCAGACGCTGCCGGATGGGCTTCGTAAAATGCTTCCTGTTCCGCATTCAACGGTACCCAGGCTCCATCCAGGTAATCCTCATAGGTTGTACCCACTTCATAGTTTTCGTCCAGTTCAAAATCAAGACGGACAACTTTCTCCTCTGAATAAATATGTATATATTGCATTATTGTTAAAGCCTATTTTTATTCATTATGATAAATCGGTAATTCGTTCTAATACCTGATGTAAGCGGTGCCGTATTTATTTCAGTAAATGAGCCCAGATAATCCGAAGATTTGAACATACGATACGGAGAAGAACTTTCCTGTGCTATCGCATACTTTCCGTCAGACGAAAGCCCCAAAGCAAAGCTATTGCCAATAACGGAATGCTTCAATGCCCAGGTTTTTCCGTAATCGGCGGATATACGTGCACCGGAATAAGAGTACCCTCCCTCTATAACCATATATTTCCCGTCATAGGATATGGCCAATGTACGGGCAGAGAAACTCGAATCGGTAATTTTAGTCCACGTCTTCCCATAATCCCCGGAATAATAGGCATAGTATAACTTTGATGAACTCTCCCTGTTGCAGCAACACAACATGTATTTGCCGTCACCGGAAATGGCAATCTTTGTGATAGGCCCCCTGAATATTTCACTGCTGAAAGTTTCTCCATAATCGGAAGATATAAACAGCTCATGGGTAGTATAATAGGGAGAATTTGACGCATATGCCACTACGTATCTGCCGGAATGGGACATTTCCACCCCCATGAGAGGCACGGTATTGTCTTTTAATCCATTGGAGACCCGCCATGTCTTCCCATAATCCCCGGAAAGCATCAAATCATATTTGTTATTGCTATTCTGACACACAACAGCGACCAGATTCCCCCTGCCGTTGCAGGCTATCGAGTATACGGAATAGCAATTATCAGGCTTGAAAGGTTCTGCCGTCTCCAGAAAATCCGTAGAACGCAATAATCCCACATTTGCCATATAGCACGAGCAATAGATATGCCTGCCGTCTCCGGACATGGCAATCCTCGTTCTATCGTTGCTGAAAAAGTATTCGTTTACATTAGGAAGGTCGGAAGGTTGTCTTCTGGTCCATGTCATTCCACAATCCTTGGAAATATCTATTAAGGCTCTACTGTCGGAGAATGCAATCACATACTGACCGTCCTTTATATTATTGCTTCGTCTTTTTAATACACTCATAAACCTTAGTCCCTTGTTTTTACGGATATTGAATAGGCGCCAGCGGCATAGCACCAGATACTAATCTCAAAGATATCTCCAGCGGAAACACTGATTGAAGTACCGGACATCGAAGTGAACGCGCCGGTATTGGGTATCGGCTGTGTGAATGCCGCCGATGCGACGCAGCGGATATACAAGTCATTGCCCACTGACATTCCGGAAGCAAGGCTGATGTTCGTGGCAGAACCCAAACTTGCAGTGATACTTCTCTTGGAAATTGGCAGGGAGGCCAGTGTCGTGACCGTATTCGCACCGGTGACTGTCGGGTCACCGACACCTTGCGGCCCTTGTGGTCCTTGCGCACCAGTCGCCCCTTTAGGTCCAGTAGCTCCGGTAGCACCCGTAGCGCCTTTTGCTCCGGTAGCACCCTTCAGGTTCTTGAAAGCAAAGGAAAAGGTTCTGGCCAATGCGGTACCACCGAGAGAAACGGTCACGGAGGGCGTACCGATGTTGGCGTCAACCGTAGCAGTAGCACCGGTAATACTGGCACTTGCACCTGCTGCACCCGTGGCACCAGTAGCACCGGTAGCGCCTTTTGCACCCGTATCACCTTTGTCTCCTTTATCGCCCTTTGGACCTTGTATTCCTTGTGCACCAGTGGCGCCTTTTGCACCAGCAGGACCGGTAGCACCAGTATCACCTTTTACTCCTTGCGGTCCTGTGGCACCGGTATCACCTTTCATGCCCTGTGGACCTTGTACGCCTTGAGGACCTTGCGCTCCCGTATCCCCCTTCTCGCCTTTATCGCCCTTTGGACCTTGCAATTGTCCTTGACTTTGCCAATCACCGTTATACCAGGCATAATATGTATAAGGCAATGCAGTTCCAACGGAATAGAAACCAGTGATGTTTGCCCCGTCAGGTACAGCAGTCTTTAAGGCATCAAGCGTATCGTAACGTCCAAGAAGGGTGAATGTATCTCCCGGCTTGCCTTTCACATAGATATCCGTCTTAACGTATTCTTTAGCGCTCTTATCCCATTGGTATACATAGTGGTCTGCACCGATGTAGGTAGGATGTTCTGCCGTATCAGTAGCATTCGCAGTAGCCGTCTCCGATTCCTGCTTGAGGGCAGCAAATTCAGTGACACGGGTACTTTCAGCATTTACGCGTCCGGTTTCGGCTGTTTGGCGGTTAGTTTCCGCACTATTACGTGTATCCTCAGCAGTGCTTCGGGCATTCTCAGCAGTAACGCGCTTACCTTCTGCTGTAGCACGACTGGTTTCAGCATTGACACGACCCGTTTCGGCTGTCTGTCGGGTTGACTCTGCGTTGGCCCGCACTGTCTCAGCATTTTTACGTTCCTCCTCGGCGCTGACACGTTTACCTTCGGCAGTAACACGGCCGGTTTCGGCAGTTGCCCGTCCGGTCTCAGACGTCTGTCGGACCGCTTCAGCTTTGCCTCGCTCTGTCTCTGCCGTTTTCCTGAGACCTTCGGCTGTCACACGTTCCTTTTCGGCATTGATACGCGTAGTTTCAGCAGATGCGCGGGTACTTTCAGATGAAGCACGCTTTGTCTCAGCCGTTTCACGGGATTTCTCAGCTTCCTTGCGTGCGTTCTCCACTATGACACGCTCCGCTTCGGCTTTGCGCACTTCCTCAGCAGCTTCCTCAGCAGGGGCAGACAGCAACTCAAGCGGTGCCTCGACCACCGATTCTTCCATACCGGCAAGACGGAGGGCGGGCAGGCTCACGATATCGGCCAGCGAATCGACAATCTCCACATCGCCCACACCTTGGGAGCCGACAAGAAGGGCTTTCTTCACCTCCTCTACAAGCTGGTTGAACTGATTTGATTCCAATACCATAATTTTCAGAATTGATTTAAGATGGCTGGATGACGTTCAGTTGGTTAATTACCGCACGTTTCACGGCAGCTATGAGCCGCGAGTTCTTCACCACAAGTTCAAGAGCCTTGCAATACTGTTCCGGGATTTCCACCGCATCTTTCGAGTAGTAGATTTCCCGTGCCAGGTCTTCAAAGCCTATATCCAGAAGGATACTTCCGTTGTACATCATTTCATTGCCGACCGTTTCGGCTACGTCGAAGGTCTGCTTGGCGCCTTCGAATGAGGTCTGGGCCTCGATTTTCTTAAAGTTGATTTTCATACTTTCTATTTTAATTATTCTATATACTCATCCATGACAGATACCAATTCCCCAAAACCCGTTTTATCACATGCCATTCACGCCCGTTGATATTCGTCCTGGAAGAGTTCGCGAACGTACCGGAAGGAAAACTGATGGTATTCCCGTTCGGCATTATCCATATCTCATGCCCGTCAGAAGAGGACGGAAGGGATATAGTACAGTTGCCGTAAAAAAGCAGTGTGTGGTCGGTCGCCTTAATGCTGTACCTTGTAACCGAAGAGAGTATCACGTCAGTATTCCGGTATACACCTTGCGTCTTCAGCGGCCCGGCAATTTCCAGAGTCCCGGAGGACGGAGCATACATCTTCCCCACTATCACATCACCACCGAAATAGCTCTCGCCGGAAGATACGTGTATGGCCCTATTGCGCCCCGGAATGGTTGCAGAGATGGTTACCACCCCTTTGACTGTGCCCGCTTCCATAGTCTGGTAGGGCCTTATCAGGATGCTATTGGCTCCTCCGTCCGACGCTATCGCATGCAGATAGTAGCTCTTGCTGAGTTCGAATTGCGTAGTGCTATCTGTAAGGTCGGTCACGAACGCTCTCGAGTTGGTGGATATACCGTTACCATGCAGATACAGATAGTCACCTATCCGGCCGCTGGAGGCGTTTATCTTTCCGTTTACGGTGATGCCGTTCAATATGGCGTTGGCACCGGAAATATTTCCTTTCAACGTAAGATTATTGGCTGTGATATCGTTAAGCGTGGCATTGGCACCGGATATGGTACCTTTCAGGGTAAGGTTGTTCGCGGTGATATCATTCAGTGTAGCCCCCGCCCCGGTAATGTTGCCCTTCAACGTAAGGTTATTAGCAGTAATGTCGTTCAGGATGGCGTCAATACCTGAGATATTGCCTTTTAATGTCAGATTATTAGCTGTGATGCCGTTCAGCGTAGCATCCGTGCCCGTTATGCTGCCCTTTAGAGTCAGGTTGTTTGCCGTGATGTCGTTCATCGTCACACGCCCGTTTGTATCGACCACGAAACTGCCGTTGATGATGGTCTTTCCCGTAAAGTTTATCCGGTCAGCCTCGATTGTAGCATTGGATATCAGCCTGCCCGCTTCGCCTTCGGTGATGAACGCGCTGATTTGAGCACGCCTGACGATATCACCGTTGGGGTCGACCTTTTCCGCAAACATGGTGGCGATATTGCTTTCCGTCACTAAACCGGCTTTGTCGATATTGGTAATGTTACCTTTGGAATCGAAGGTTATCTTCTGCACGAACTGGTCTATACGGCTGGCCGTCTGGCTAATGGCTGAGGTGTGCTGTTCCACGGTACCCTTCAGGCTGTTTGTGGCGGTCACCATACTTTCTATCTTCTCGGCAGTCACATGAAAGCTGCCTGCATGGGCGAACAGCTTGCCGTCCAGGTCAGAGACGGACGCACTGAAGTCTGCACGAAGACCGCGGGCCGATATGTCAATAGCAGACTTATATGCTTCGGTGATTCCAGTCTCAAGGCCTACAAGACCGGACGTGAATTCAGATTTCAGACCACGGGCGGAGATGTCGATAGCAGAGGTGTATTCTTGCGTTATACGACTCTCAGTATTCGTCAGGTCCTCCGTGAACTTCGCTTCAAGGTTGCGCGCGGTAAGCAGGAATTCACTGTGATACTCTTCAAGCTTGCCTGCCGTGCTTCTGATTTCGTCAAGGTTCGCCTGAATCTTCTTGTCTGTAAGTTCAAAACGCATATTGAATTCCTCGCGCAAGTCAGCAAGAGCATCATCGGTTAGCGTAAGTGCATACAAGTACATGTCACCGGTAAAAGACATGTGGAAATCACCGGTTCCGTTCCACTTACCGGTTATCTCCATCTGTTTGAATTCAGTACTGGGATATAGGTCCTTAGAAAAGGAAATCGGGGTGTATTCCTCAAAACCTTCTTTGTTCTCGTTCTTGAAATGGAAGGCAAGAGTGCCGGGGCGCTTCACCAGATACTTGAAAGAGATAGTGAACTGCCGGGGGCGCTTGAGTTCGTCGAAGGTCTCAAAATCCGGATGGCGGTAAAAGTCTGAGTTGACCTGCTCGATATAGCTGTTCTTAAGGCGTAGCACATTCTTTGCGCGTTCGCTTACTATATCGGCGAAAGATTCCTTGTTCGCATAGAAGTTACTGTTGAAGTACAGCAGCCGACCGTCAACTCGGAAGATGCGTATGTTGCTGCTACCGGTCCAGTACTGCATGTCAGCGGCAAAAGACGCATTGTTAAGGTAATTGTTCAGGGCATTGATTTCATCACGCACGGATGAGATTTCAGACTTGATAAGTCCTTCAATGACAGTGAACATTGTCAGGATGTCCTCACCGGCCATCGTAAGGAATCGCCCTTTGATTTCTACGCCACCTTCCGGTGTGTACTTGATGTAAGTGCTCTCATCACGGGCGCCGATATAGGAAGTACCGTACACTTTCATGTAGGCATGCCCGGTGGATTTGTCAACACCGAAGGAGATTACATCTTTCCCCGTTAGGTTGAAGTCGTCAATGCCGGTGTAGAAAGTTATAGACGGGGATGTCTCGTTGGTAGACGATAGCACGATTGCGCTTTGAAGGTCTACATCTGTACGGTGGCCCAATCCTATAATGTCATCGCCCGCTTGGGGAACATCGCTGTCCTCATCGCAGATGGTCTTGGACAAATCGATGTAGTCACGTCCCACGGCCACAACCTCACGCCAATAGTAGCGATTGGAGGCATTAAGAGTGGTTCCTTCGACGATGTTGCACTCCTTTGCCTGCGCCAGCGAGCCTACACTGAACTCGTTGGCTATCGCCTCACCGTCCTGCTCGGCAAGAAAACTGCAGCGGTAGACGTCTTCCAGTTCCTCCACGCGGATGCACTTCATACCGGCATGGGTGATTATTTGTTCACCGCCTACATGGGTAGCTCTCTTGACTTGCAATTCATCAAAGACGGCCTTTATCTTCACATATAGACGGTCAACGACAGCCTGCGAGGTGCCGTCCTTGCGTACCGTGATACCGCTGCCGTTCTTGCCTATCAGCAATCCCTTCAAAAAGTTTATGATTTCTTCCGCTACGTCGCTTGCGTCCTTGCGGAGGAACATTCTCAGGGTACGCAAGGCTGAGAACACATTGAAGTTGCTTGCGGCCGTAGCGTCGTTGGTCTTGATGACATAGATGTTGCTTCCTCCCGAACCGGTGAAGGTCTGTCCCTTAAAAGTCAACTCTTCGACTTGCGTTTCAATATCGGAAATGCGGGAATAGGCGGTGCTTTCGCCAATCGTATACTGCGGGGAATCGTAAGGCTTGTCGAGGTTGATTTCAAAGCCGATGACACGGGACAAGCGCCCGTCCTTGAAGTAGGCAGGATTGACAAGGTTGATGCGCTGTCCTATGTCAAAGCTGTGATTTATTTGGTCTTTGTGTACCCAGATGGAGTTGAGCGTAGCCGTATAGGTGCCGTCGTCGATGCAGGTCTTTGCCACGTACTTCTTTGCAGTGGCAAGCAGTTCCTCTTCGGCAGCAGCCACCAGCCCAAGTTCGGTTATCTTCTCGGCATTCCAACCAGACAGTACATACTTGTCACCTTTTGAAGGGAACAACACTTCATCCGGCAAGGAACGGCCGTAGTCTTCATTCTGTACAATCTCCCAAAGTTGGGCATCAGGATTCCATGTGCCGTCGTCGTTCTTTTCGGTCAAACCAAGAGGATTAAAAGCTACGCCGAACTCCATGCCGTTGAGCTTGCCGGATTCGAACCTGATTTTGAGTTCCTGTCCTTCAAGGATGTATTCCTTCGAGAAGTTGATGCCTGAATCCTTGAACCGGTAGAAGGTAGCTTTTGTCTTTGTACCATCTTCATTATCTACCTCGCTCTCATAAAAGCTTACACCGGTGATTTCACCTACTCTTTTGGGGCAGATGTCATCAAATACAACAACGGCTTCGACAGCTTCCAAATCGGTCAAGCCCTCGTGGGCATCCACGTATGGAGTGCCTGCCGGAAGCATAAGGCGCTTCTGGACGATACCGTTGACAACAGCGGTCTGGTCTACCGGGCGATAGTTGGTAGGGATGTTTCTTGTTGAACCGAACGCATAGATTCTTGTAGCATAAGTACCCTTGCTATCACTCCGGCTCATGTCCTTGGCTTCCTTATCCAGTTCTATCTTAACAGCATCGGAGAACTCACAGCGTCCGAAGTTGATTACATGGTCCGTTACCCAACAATCACAACCCCAGTTATCAGCCATGCTGAACATAGCATCAATGAGGTTGGTATTGTCATAGGTCATCAATTTGGAGGAGTTCTCGACACTATCGTCAATGGAAAACACGAAGTCTTTTCCCTCATATTTATAACCAAGAGCTTTCAAATTGCGAAGGAATACACCCATCTGGACATCCAGTGAAGCGGTAAGGGACCAGGACGCTTCCAGTCCTCCGTACTCCGGGGTGTACTTGAATATCTTTGTTTTCCACTTGAAATAGTAAGCGTCAAAACGAAGTTCATAGGAGTAGCCTCCGTTCTTGTAGGTCGGATAGGGAATATCTACAATCTGATAGATTTTTGCCAATTTACCGCCCATGGAGGCATCGAGTACCCCACGCAGGTCAACGTAATCACCTACTTGGAAATCGACTGGGGACAGAGTATTAAAAGGTAGTACGACATAGTCCTCTTTCATTAAAGAGAACTTGCCTTTTGCACCGGGATTGATACCAGTTGAAAAGCGGGTATTGCCTTGTATGTCCTTAATATCTATCATGTAAACAAAGGTCGGACATAAAAAAAAGAAGCCCTAAAAATTAGAGCTTCCATACACGACAATGAATTTAATGTCGTAAATTTCTAGCCTACAACACGGTTAGATGGATTATACTCACAGAATTTGGCTGATATTTTCCCAAATGTCCGGTCTAAGCTTTGGGCATAAGAAACGCTCTTTCCTAAATATAGCAAATGATAAATATCACTACTGTTCTCAGGAATCTGAATATCAATTTTACCTTTGTAAAGTTCTTCATAAAAAGCTGTTTTCTTTGCCTGATAATCGGCAGGAGAATCACCTTCTACTGTAAAAACAAGAGTTAACTCACGCTCATCAAGCTTGGGGTTATCCATAAGAACTTGTTTCCCATGTTCCAAGCGTGATTTATTCTCTATAAACTCTTTCAGAGGTACCGGTGCTCCCAGTACATCAAGAAAGTTATCTCCCATTCTAACACCCCACTCTTTTAGGGCTTCTCTTCCGTTTATTATTAATTCTGCCATAACTATTATAGATTCTTTATATCCTGCTTGATATCATTTGTATTATCGAGTATTCGCGGACTATTCTTGGCAAGAATAACAGAGTTTTCAAGTATATCTCTACGGTCCATGTTACCTTCTACTTGGAATGTTCTCATTTCATCTACGATTCTTTCCATATTGGAGACTTTATCGGTCAATGCCTTTATGTCCTCTGTCGGGAAAACAATATGTACCTGCGACTGATAGCCGCTCGCTATTGTCTCTTTGGCTCTATCTGCGAAATTAGGAGTTCCAGATAACAAAGCTGGGACATCCCCACTTCTAAGATTGAGCAATGAAAGTTTGCCATTGATGGATGAAAGTAAACCGGTCTGTTGAATGGACTGGTTCTTTATTTCTTCCCCGGCAACCTGCAAAGCTGTAAAACGTCCGTTAAGTTCTTCGCCGGTATCTTGTGACATGGCTTCAAAACCCTTGCTACTCGCCTGCTGTAAAAACATGGTTCCAAAGAACTGGTTGATGGCATCAACTTCTTTCTTCATGTCGTCAACCATCGTCTGTTTCATGGAGTCGAGGAGCTGCTTTTCTTCGGAAGTCAGGTCGTCATCTCCCATGGCCTTTTTCCACTCATTGTACCACTTCTGCATCTGCGGTTTGAAGTTCTCCACATACATGGCCTTAATCAAAGCCTTGCGCATGTATTCGCTCATGTCATCGGAAATATCCTCCGCTGTGGCCTCTATATCGTACAAGGAATTCAGAATACCATCAGAGAACGACTCCCATTCCTGCTCAGCTTCATTACGGGCGTTCTCCGCTTCCTGGGCGGCTTCTTCCGCACGGTTGATGGCTCCCGTATCAAGAGTGGGGAAAAGCTTGTTAGCCGCATCCACAATGTCGACACCGGCTTTCTGAATTTCGGCTATCATCTCGTCCAGAGTCTTGCGCTCGGCCGTATCAATGGCACCGTCTTTCATAAATTCGGTATATTTGTCATACCAGGCCTGAATCTGAGGCTGGAGCTGGGCAGTAAACATGGAATCCACCAAGGCATTGCGCATATATTGATAGATATTGTCGGCTATGTCCTCGGCGGTAGCTTCTGCGTCATAGAGCACACTCTTGATACTGTCGGAGAAAGAGTTGAACGCTTTCCTTACCTCCTCTCCAGAGTCTTTCCACGCGTCACTGATTTCCCCGGCAGCATCGGCGACCTCCTTGCTCAACCCGTCAATGTCATTCTTGATGTTTGTACGCTCTTCATCGGTTACAAGTCCATCCTCTGAGTATTCCTTCCATTTTTCCCAGATGGCCTTGATACGCGGTTCGTACTGTTCAAGGTACATTGCCTCAATAAGCTCTTTCCGCATGGAATCGGAGATATTCTTGGCAACAGTCTCAGCAGTAACTTCCGTATCATACAAGGAACTTAATATTCCATCGGAGAATGATTTGAATTCCTCCTCAAGTTCTTTCTTTAGGTTGCTCTCAGTAATGCCAAGAGTATCACTCAGAATATCCTTAGCGGCCGTAATGTCGTTAGCCAACTTCTCCGCTTCGTTTCTTAACGCATCCTTTTCAGTGCCGGTTATGTCACCGTCAGACATGGCTTCCTGAACCTTCTTGTATAACTCCTCTATCTGCGGTTGGAAGCTATCGGTGAACATCTTATCAACCATCTGCTGACGGATGTACTCAAAGATGTTATCTGTCACATCCTCGGCAGTGGCTTCGACGGAGGACATGGCAGACTTGACGCTATCAACAAACGACTGCAAGTCTTCGGCGTTCTTCAGCTTGTCAGCAAACAAACTATTAACGTCCTCTACGCCCTTCATCATCTGCTCAATGTATTGGTCAATCCGAGAGCCGAGTTGTACCATGTCACTCTCGGACAATCCGTCTTTGGAAAGCCCTTCAAAGGTCTTGTACAACTCTTCCATCTTGCTCTTGTACTCCTTTTCATACAGAGCGTTAATCATTGCCTGACGGAAGTAATCATAGATATTATCAGAAACATCCTTGGCCGTCACATCAAGGGAAGTAAGAGAACTCTGCATACTACCGATGAAATCCTCATAGTTATCCGTGCTACTGTCGGTATCCTCTTTGGTCCATCCGAAAATTTCCGCAAGCTTGTCACGTTCGGCAAGTGCGGAACCGGCAATTGCGTCATACTGCTTCCGAAGAGCCTCCATCTCCTCCTTCGTAATGCCTCCTTGGTCTTTATTGGCCTGGGCAAAGGCATCGTACCACGTTTGAAGGTCCTCGGTAAATTTGTTGCCTACCATTGTGGTAAGCACGGCACGCTGCATATATCCGCTGAAACTGTCAGAAAAGTCTTTCGCGGAACTGCCCATATCCATGAGGGTATCCACAAAACTGTCGAAAACGCTATCGAACGTTGTCTGTGTCAGTTGTTCACTAATCTGGTTCTGAATATCCTCAATCCTTTCCTCTCCATCTATAATGCCGTTCAAATATTCTTGCACGTCACCGTCCATCTTCGCCCAGAAGGCAGGAGCTTCGGATTTAAGTTTCTCCAATTGCTCAACAGTGAGGTCAAACAGTCCGGTCATTCTTCCGGTCCCGACAAACTCTTTGGCGGCATTGACTGACATGTCGAGTGCGTCGGCAATGTCCTGCCAGTCGCTTGACGAGGTGTTCTTTGCCATCCGCTTGCCAATGGAATGGGAACCTGCGGATGCACCGGAATTAAGACGTTCTTTTCCCAGTAGGCGATATGCCTCAATTTGCTTTTCAACAAGGCCAAGCGCCTCTTCTCCTACCTTGTCTGCCTCCATGCCGTAGGAAATGCTGATGTATTCCTGCTTCTTGTCTATCAGTTCATCCCATATCTCATTGAGCCTGGTGTACTCCTCAACCATCTCGTTATAGTGGGAATAATCGGCACCGAACATCCCGTCCAATGCGGACACTACAGAGGAAATTCCAGAAACCGCACTCATTGCGCCTCCGACAATATCACCCGACATGATTTGCCCGACCCCGGATGCCGTTTGTCCTAAGCCGCCAAGCGCATCAATGGCACTTGTTATCTTACTGTCGTCAAATCCGAATATGTCGGCGATACTTGAGCCAAACTCATTCAATGCAGGGGCAAAAGACGTCACAGTATTTCCTATATCGGTGATTCCTTGACCGATTTTCTTGGAATCGTTGCCACCCTTTTTTATGGCTTCTATCCCTTTCTCCAAGTCAGAGACGAAAGCCTGCCACGGTGATTTGCCTTTCAGCTCATCCTTTAGCCCTCTGATTGCATCTGTTACGTCCTTTATGGAGATTTCACCCTTTTCTATCTTTTCAATGTCCTTATCAGTGAATCCGAGCGCTTTCAATTCGTCAAGTGTAACATTCGTTCCGTCACTTTCCTTTGTACCAGACATGTACTTGACAAGTGTTTCATACTTATCAATGATGGACTGAATAGCGGAAACGGACTTATTGCTGGCATCTTCAAAGAGGTCTGCCATCGCCTTTGTGGAGTGACCGAACTGTTCATCAAGCTGTTCAAGAGCCTTGTTCTTTTGGGCTACCTTGGAAGCGTACTCCGGGCTGTCGGTTTGCAGTTTGGCTATCTCGTCATTGTATTTCTGTACAAGGTTCTTGCGCTTCTCCTGATAGTTTCCGTACTCAATGAAGTATTCCTGCCATGCTTTACGTTCGGATTCCAACTTCTCTTTACTGGCATCTTTAACCCCTTTCCCGTATGACTTGTAAGCGTTTTCTTCCCAAGCGGACAAATCAGATTCCTGCTCATCGGTCAGTTTTCCATTTTGGGCCTTTTCCCACTCTTTGCGCTGCTTGTCTATCGCATCGAGTTCTTTCTGATAGTCTAAGTCAATCTGAGCCAGCTTCTTCTCAGTACCATCCTCCATGAGGTTGATTTCATCCTGCTGGTTTTTCCGACGAATGGAAAGAAGTTGTTCGGCAAGTTGTTCTTGCTGTTTGAGTTGTTTGGCTGCTTCTTTTTGAGCTTGGCTTCCTTGCTTGGAAAACGAATCGTAAACTTTCAGTTCTTTTTCGGCTTCTTTTAGCTTTCTGACATTATCCTTGTAACTATTTACAACAGCGTCATCTATGCCTTTGAATTTTCCTGCATCCAACAATTTCTTTTGAGAAGATGCAATGGAGTTTAAAGCGGTTTCGGCTTCTTTCTTCCGGTTAGTCCAAAACTCCTTATTTTTAATAACAACTTTTTTATCATCTTTTCCTTTTTGCTTATTAGCCTCTGTTCGTATCTTTTCAATGTCAGCTACCACTTTTTTAGCGGCTTCAAGTTTGGATTTAGCATCAGATAATTGAATCTCATATTGTCCTGAATATGTACCTCTTTTAGAATCCGCAGCAATTAATGCATTAATTTTATCAACTTCTTTTTGAGCCAATACAACGCCTGTTTTAGCCCCAACAATCTCTCTTCTATCAGCCGCTTTATTGATTTGTTTTAACAAAGAAAGCTGATCCATTAATTTAATCTTCTCAATATCCATATTTTTAAAAACTTCCGGCAATATTCTCTGAAGTTTTAAATAAGCATCGGCTTTTTGGTATTGAGTAGATGTTTCATCTCTGATTACGCTAAGTAATTCATTTATCTTATTTTTCAGATTTTCAGAAGCATTTTTCATTTTCTCCATTGACTCAGCAGCAGAACGAGCCGTCTTTTCAGCATAAGTTGTATGCTCTGCCAATGTATATACAGCAACACCGAGTGAAACAACAGCCATTCCCACTGCTACATAGGGATTCATTGCGAGAACCTTGTTATATGCAACTTGAGCAACAGTAGCAGCTTTAGTTGCTGTAATCTTCGCCCATATAGACTTTACAGAACCTTGTTCAACAATAGTATTTATCAGTAACCCAGCTCGATAAACACCATAAATTTCGATAAGAGCCAATACACTCTTACCTATAATGTCATAGTTCTTAACGATAGTATCGACAGCAGATATACTTCCTGAAATCAAATCTTGATTAGCAAGTCCTATTTCAGCCAAAGCCGTTGTTATCGTATCTTCCAAATTAGACATTTGTCCCTCAATAGTCTTTGCAATAGCTTCCGTAGAACCTTCAACGCCTTTCATTGAGCCAAATTGTTCAACGGCTTTCATTACAGATTCAACTGTTCGGTCACATTCAACTGTCATATCACGGAACGAAAGCTTAACTTTATTCCCTTCTGTTTGAACACGAACACCGAACTCTTTCCAACGCTCTGGATTATTTATATCAAGTATCGCCTCTGTTAGCTGGTCGAAAGGTTTTGCTACTGTATTGGTAAAATCTCCCATTTTTTTCATGGCATCCATCGAAGGAGTGACACCACGATTGACGAATTTTATAAAATCATCCGTCAGTTCATCAAGTTGGAAGTTTGTTTTTGCGGCAAAGCTATTTATGTCAGATAGATATGCTTTTGCTTTTTCGGAACTACCATTCAGAGCATTAGTTAATACAGATTCATACTTTTGAAACATTCCAGCTGTTGATACTACATTTGAAGCAACTTGTTTCAACATTGCGATTCCACCAATAGCAGCAAGTGTCTTCTTGAATGAGACTCCTACACCTTCATTAACGGTAACAACAGCCTTGCTTTCATCCTTGAACAAAGCGTATTCATCCTTTAGAGCTTTGGTAGATAATCTTGCAAGAGCTTGTTGTGATTGTAATTCACCAAGAGCATACTTTTGTTCTCCTAATGCTGCCTTTGCACGGTTTAATTCATCTGATAAAGATTGTCTTTTAGGGTCGTACTTTCCTAATTTCTTATATTGTTCTGTAAGCATTGAAACATCATTCTGTGTCTCACGTATGATGTCTTTTTGTTTAATGATCTCTTCGGATAAGGAATTGACAGCTTTTTCGCCATCGTATATACCTTTTTTGAATCCCGTTTCCATCTCTGCTCCAGCTTTAGCGGCATTAGTTACCAACTCATCCAACCTTTGATTAGATGCAGCAAGTTGAACATTTAAAGCCTTGAAAGCAGCAGGAGACTGCGTGCCATCCATGCTCATTAACTCTTGTTTTAACTTCGCAATTTCATTACGGAGCCTTACAACCTCTTCCCAGTCACTACCTACCTTAAAATATAATTTCGCCATATCTATTTCTTTTTCCTACGATTAGCCAATTCCTTACCACTGATTCTATTCACTTTTTGACCACCATATACTGCGTGTAATTTATCCCGTTGCATCATCAGCAAATTCCGATAAGGGATAACCTCAAACACTTCTGTATAACTCAGATGAAGCGTGTCAATCAAATGGGCTATCTGCCCGAAGAACGTTGCGTTTCCTACTGTTTCGGTCTTGCTGCCAGCATCGACACGTTCCTCATCGAGCTGACACACTGAAAAGCCGAAATATCCATCATAGAGAAACAGACTTCCAAGGCATCTTTGACTTCTTCAAAAGTGCCGTTCTCCAATTCTTTGACCAAACTATCATTCCCGCAGATGAAACATGAAATACCTTTCAGCATATCTTCAGTAGCTTCAGGAAGCTCTTTAATAGCCTCCATGATATTATCTCCTCGCAGGGCGATATTGGAAAAATGATGAATGGCACGACAGATAATTTTAATTGTAGGAGGTTTGATGGTATAAACGATTCCACCTATCCCTACATTTTTAAAATCCAGCCCTAATAGGGCATCAGAAACCGTTTTTGCTGCTTGATTATTCATAACATTAAATTAAAAAGGCGGTGAGCAACCACCCACCGCCATCTGAAAACAATCCTTTTACTGAAAAATTATCAACCTTCCGGCACTACAACTTCCGATTCGTCAAACCACTTTTCGGAAGCCAATCCATCTACACCTGTGGAAAGGGGAACGGCCGAAACAGCCAATCCGACAGCCTTATCGGTATTAGAGCCACGGGCATTGATAGCCGCTTTCGGAAACACAACATAAACTCCGTCTTTGGTTTTACCAATCACACATTTATGAATAGGCTTATACTTGCCTCTTTCCCAATTCTTTTCTGTGGCTTTACCACCTTGTAAATCAGCCTTTGTAGCATAATCATACTCACCAATGGTGAAGTTGATTTTCACCTCACCCGGTTCAGACGTTTCCCGGTAGTACTCACCAGTCAAAGCGTTTTTGTAACGAGTTACACTTGCCTCTGCTTCTTCGTATTGATACGTGTCACCATGCACATTCTTGACCCGCTTCGTTGCTGCGTTTTTCAAGATGGTGGCTACTTCTGCGCCTGTTAATCCGGCAGCTGGAGTAGTAACCGTTTTAATCGGTTCTGCATAATACAGTTCGTCAATTTCTACTGCTGTAATCATATCATTTTACATTTAATACATTAAACAAAATTCTCACATTCACATAATGACACTTCAAAGCTGTGTCCGCTTCTGTACCGATAGAATCAATAGAGTAACGATATGTCATACCATCATAGGTGCTTACTACATCATCAAACAGCTTGCCAGCCTTTCTTTCAAGTTCGTTAAGCCGGATTGTGTTCGCTTCATTCTCGCTTAAATTGGGTACACATAGATTCACTTCTGCGAAAGATTTCTTCCAATAAGTTCCCGGCTGTTGTTTCTTCGTGTGGATGACAATCCTTTCGGACTTCAATTCACCCGTCAGCGTTTCTCCTGCTGGTACTATGTCTATTCCGAAAATCTTGCAGTCCCGGTAGAGGATGTTTCCTATGTCGGTGGTTACTATCATCGTTCAAATCTATCTTTCAATCTTTTTTCTGTCCTTATCGCTGCACTTCCTGCAACTTCAAATCCTTTGGATTCCACGAATGAAGCATAATCAGCTTCGTTTTTCAGAATTAAGCCATCTTCATTAACCTCATAATCATTCGATTCTCTCAAATGTTTTGTGTGGTCTTGATAGTTTCCGGTAGCTTTTGCATCTTCAACAAATGCCTCTCCCTCTTCTTTCATGCCAGCAACGACTTCGCTTGTTCCGTCCTCAAAGAACTGGTCAACATCCGAAAAGTCTGCATCTATTCCAACCATATTACTCTATAGGAAAAATAGTTTGTTTCCAAAGGGCTTTTAGCAACTCCTTCACCTCTTATGCTTCCATCGGCATTCAAACAACGAACCTCTGCACCTGCTTCAACCTTTGACGGCTTGTCAAAGACTACCTTGTACTTGAAATCATACAAAGCACCATTGATAGATACTTTCTTTTCCGCACTTACATCATCACAACGGCATTTGCACACCTCCTTCCAGCTTTCACCACCGGTACCGGGAATAGGTCTTCCGAACTCATCCTTATCCATCGGGGTGATAACCTTAACCTGCAATATGTGGGAAGCGAATATCATAAGAAAGTCACTTTAGGTTTGTTACTCAGTTCGTCTTTCAAACCATACTGTTTGCACAGCCATGAGTACAATTTCATTAGGCTATCAACATAATTAGACCAAGACACAGAAAATCCGCTTTCGCTGACCGAAGATGGATTTTGTATCATCCACGGAATTTGCTTTGCACAAGCGACCTCTAATTTTGCCCGATTTTCCTCGGCAAAAGGTTCTTCACCATCCAATCCCGTTCTTGAAAGTATATTTTCAACTACAAGATTAGACGGGGTGTTCTTATCAAATACGCTTAATACAAACTCCTTGTTACTCATGGCTGATATCATTCAATATGGTGTAATCAGTTTACTATATGCGGTATAGCTATAATGCGTACAATGTTTAGATTTATAGATGTATCTGAACGGACATTTGGGAACATTAATTCGTACCCCTTGAATAGCCATTCCCTCTTTTATCGAACACATCATAGCCGGGTTATTTGCAACCAAAAACATGGGATGCGTCATGGTCAGTACAACACAATCAGCCGGAGCCGTTTCCAAAGTGATAAACTGAATATCCGGCAGACCAACATCAACAGATGGATTCACATACTCACACTTGGGAGATTCCACACTTGATGCCTGCACGTCCAACGAGACCAAAGACATCATCAAAAAGCCACACATGGCAAAAATAAAATTCTTCATTTCTTTTCTGGTTTATAAAATTAGACAATGGAAGGGTAGAAACACTACCCTATCCTTACTCGATACCTAATGCTTCTTTCAGCTTGGCAGTTGATTCTTCATCCAGTTCTGAGACCTTAGCCAAAAGAGTTTCTTCTTTCATATTGCCGGAAGCTTGCGCACCGATAGACTTCAAAGCATCAATCAAAGCCTTCTTCTCAAACTCCTTTTCAAAGAGGGAGATTTTCACCTCCTTCTTTTCTTCAGGGGCTTTCACTTCGGGAGCTTTCACCTCAACCCGTTCAGCGAGTTTACGGCTCTCCATATCCAACACACGGGATTCTTCAGCAACTTCAATCACTTCACCCGGACTGTAATACTTACCGGTGAATTTGTCGCGGAAAACAGATATAACCTTTACTTTCATATCCTACCTCCTTATGCTGATTGGATGGATGCAATTTCGCTCAGGTCGAAATTGGTAATCAAGTCCGGGTTGGAAATCTGCGGAATCCACTCTGCCGTATATTCCATGTAGCGACCGTTCTTATCACGGTAGTTGGAGATAAGCATCTGCCCCTCTGACGGGATATAAGTACGTCCTTGTACTGGGTCTGTCGCTTCATACGGGGTATGATGGCGCATATAACCAATGTTGTCAGAAGGCAACAGAGTAATGCGGTTATCCGCGTAAATCTGCACATTCTTTCCCGTCTGGTCTTTTACGTAGTCCTCCTTGATTTCAATATGCGGCAAACCGATGCCGGTGAACACTTCGGAAGCCAAAGAAGAGGAAACCAATCCCGTACTCAACTTCATTTCGTTGCTGCCGAGAATCATCTTGTACTGCTCACCAAATTCAGATGAACCAAGAATAAGCTTGTTGAAAGATGCACGGGTCATTATCATCTTGGCATAAACACCAAAATCCGGAGCTAAAGAATGAAGTTTCTCTCTCAAATAAGAGATAAGCATATTCTTTCCGTCCACAACCACATCTCCACTTTTCGGCTTGATAAAGTTGAACGGAAGGGCAATCTCCAGCAGTTTATTATTGGTCTGACCGGAAGTGATTGCGGCATCTTTGTTGTAAACGGTGGCTTCACCAAGCATCAACAGCGCACCGACAATAATATCCATACGCTTGTGGGCGGCAAGGGTAATCTGACGGTAGTCGTCTGCCAGGAAGTTTACAATCTCTTCCATTGCAGCCTTTTGGTCGGCTGGCTTAGCTGCATTGAACTTGTCAATCAAATCCTGCAATTCGGAAAGACGGTCAATAGACATCTGATAAGCATCACCCAAATAGGCAATCTCACCATATCCGGAACCGATGTTCCGACGCTCACGGATGGGTTTCTCTCCAAAACGTGAATTGATAGAGCCGGCCATAACTCCGGTTACAGAACCGATATAATCCTTGAACACACGAGTAGTCACTCTGCGGAAAGTAAGATACTGCTGCCAATAGATTGTGTCCTTGCGTGTCTGGTTCACACGTCTGATGATAGCGGAAACAATGTTCGCATCATCGAATAATGTTTGAATCGTTAAAAACATATCCTACCTCCTTACTCGTTAAATTCAAACCATCCCTTCATGTTGGCTTTATCGTTCTCGGAGAACGGCATAACCAATTTTGAGGGTTCAATTTCTGCGGCTGTACGAAGCAATGAAACCAATGTGACTCCGTCCTCAACCTTTGTACGGTTAAACAGAGCCGAATTAGCTACATGCTTTTGTTTTAAACCATCAACTGCAACCGCATTGAATAATACGGCATCTTTGGCGATATTCTCACCAAAAGCAGCCTTGATAGTCAATACATCATAACCGACATTAGATTTATCAATTGCCGTTACTTCTGCACCTTTCTTGCCGCTTCCGACAAACATACCCACATAAGCCAAAGAGTTCTTGGCTACTTTGATAGACAAAGCCTCTCCACCAGTGGTATAGGCTTCTACTACTCTCACATTGATTACCGTGTATGCGAACTTATTTTTCAAGTCCGCACAAATCGGTGTAAATCCGGGAAGAAAACTTCCCACTACCAGGTTCTGCGTGTCGAGTTTGAACGGGCCACGTCTACGAATACCGGTCTGGACATCGTAGCGTTCCTCTTGCTCAACAGGTGGAACCAAATCGTACTTAAATCCTGCTGACATAATTAAATTTTGCTTTGTTCAACAATAGTTTTTGTCCCTTCGTCAATCATCTTGGCGAGAGATTCACTCTCTTTCTCCATCTTCTGCTCTGCTGATTCGGGAGGGGTCACGCCTTTGAAGCCGTCATTCGCGAACTCCTGTTTCAAGTCCTTGAAATAAACGTCCAAGTCCTCATCATCCTTGATGGCGCATCGTTTGGCGTAGTTTTCGGGAATACCATACTCCTTTGCTTTTGCCAAAATCTGCTGGCTACGTGTTGCTTGAGCCTTCTCCGTTTCAAACTGTGTTAGCTTGTCAGAAAGGCTCTTGTTGGAATCAATTAAAGCTTGCGCCCATGCAGGCACATCGTCTTTATTCTCTTCCGTTTTGATGGTTGTGGTAGTCTCGATTGGCTTACCGTCTTTAAGGTTATGTTTCTTCTCGTAGTTGGAAACTGCGGTCTTGGAAGCATCCCCGACACGGAAATCACCATAGGAATTTAGCACGTCCGAGAAGCTGATACCCTCAACAATGGAGTTTACCTTTGTCTCGTCCGTTACACCCTCTGCCTTCTTAGTGGCAATTCGGGTTAAGATAGCAGTGTCCACCCCAGTAAACTTCTGTTGCAGCCCTGCCAAGATTTGTTCTAAGATTGTCATACCGTATGAATTTGATTTATAAATTTCTACGGTAAATTTCGGCATTAATAAGCTATGTGAAAAATTATCAGATAGGTGATACACGACAATGAAACGATTGTCGTAAAATGGTATAAAAAAGGCGTGAAACCGAATGGAATCACGCCTAAATAAAGTATTGTAACTTATGCCGGTACAGCCATTAATTCACGCCCTACTGAACGTATTGTTTCTATAATATCTTCAAAACGTTTCTTAGACGGCTTCTTTGTTCCGCTTACATATTGAGCAAACAAACTCTGAGAAATACCTAAACGTCGTGCTATGGCAGCAGCATTCAATTCAGGATGAGCTATAAATAAATCATAAAGAGGATTAGATTTCCTTTCCCGAAAGAATCCCTCAAAACTCAAATCTTCATCAAGCTCTTTCCAATGTATTCCGTCATGGCTCGTTGTGAAATTTGCGCGCTGCGCAGGAGTAGCCCATTTCAGCCTTTGGAAATCTGAAAACTTCTCACATGCCTCCTTCCCGTCAGTGGTACGTATCCATACCTCCGTATCAGTCAACCATACCTTTTCAACTATGATATTTTCCATAACCACTTATTTTGATTTATTAAAAAATTTATTCCAATGCTCTGCTATTACTTCTTGATTTTCTTCTATAACTGATTCTACAAGTTTCAGTTCAGATGACTTCAAGCCATTATTTTTGATTAATGTAACTGGAAATAAAGTGAATTTAGCACTTACATCCCCTTTGATTACATGAACATGTATAGGCTCATGGTCATTAGCGTAAAACATAAAACGAAAACCAAATAAAATAAATATCGTTGGCATACCTTTCTCTATTGATTACCCTACAAATATAGGTAATTATTTAATTACCTACAACTATTCAAGCAAAAAATTAGCGGCAATTCTTTGATGTTGCCGCAAAATATTCTATTTTTCTTGTACTAAAATTATAATCCCTATAATTTTTCTGACTAAGAGGCATTTTTCTGTCCCTTATTTCCGATTTGCTCATTCTTTGCCGCTTGCTCCTCCTTGATTTCTGCAAGCTCCTCTTCTACCCTATCAGCATTCCCGGCAAACATGATTCCCTCACGCGTTGACCAGATGCCACCACTGACAGCGGAAACGGCAGTAGTCACCTTATCATTCAAATCATCAATCATATATGGAACCAGTTCTGTTTCTATGTCAATGGTTTGCGATGCCTTGCTAAACTCGGTTGGATTGATAGAGCCTAAAGCGGAAACAATGAAATTTACTCTCCGCTGTAAAAACTCGCCGATAACCTCACCGTGATTTTCTACCGCCATGTGTGCACCCATGAACATAAAGCGGAAAGCGGTTCCTGATGCTTTGCCTACCCCCTTCAACGTCTCAAAGGATATTCTTGGAGTGTTTGACATATCATAAGCCATATTGGTGAGTGTTTCTGCTTCAAAACGTACCGTATCCGGAACTTGGTTCCACGTCAGATACTGGGCATCCGCACCTTCACCTGTAAGTTTGACCATTCTATCCTTAACCTTACCCATGAAACCCTCCACGTCACCGATAAGTTTCAATAAAGGGAAGAAATGATAATCGATGCAATCTGCATAATTGGATAATAATTTCTCCAACCGAACCCGAAAAGTCTTTATCTTTTTGCAATAAGGTTCAGGACGGTAGGCATAGAGAACCGGTAATTTGGGGAATCCATGAGTAAAAGGCGTTCTTTCTTCATACCCTTTAGATAAATCCCACTGATAGACCATCTTATCAGTGATAGTCATAAAGCAAGTTATCTCCGAATCATCCATGAGCTTCTTCTTGTACTCACGTGAGAAAGCAATCATTTTACCTTCATCGTTAAAGAACGGGTATAGTTTATCACCTCTGAATGGAGACCATAACACGCTTTTCAGTTTCTTGGTGGGCTTGACCTTGCCACCGAACGTAGTCTTAACTTTCTTCCAAAACTTTGCCCAAAACGAATCATCATCGGTAACATACCAATATTCTGCCGCTTCTTGTTCGGAGAGCCAGGCACGGACAATCTTCTTGTTTTGGTATTTGATTTTGTTGGATTTAAATACAGCCTTTACCGCATCCAGCAGCTTCTTTTCATCATCATCAGTCGGAGTGCAATCCATAGACGGTTCTGTGCCGACCGTGAAAGCAGTTTGAATATTCACTATATCCTGTTCCAATGGAATGGAAATACGGTTCACCGGTTCAGTCTTATACTTTGCTTCGATTTCATAAGTCTTACCAGTTTTTTCATCGAAGTGTTTCTCAGCTTCTTTTTCAAGAACCTTTCTGTCCGGATACTTCTTTTTGTCAACCATAATTTCATGGCGTTCCGGATTCCAATCGTCCCAAAGTTTACAACAGTCGGGAAGTTCAGTCTTCCTACCTTTCTTCAGGTAGTTTATCTTCTGCCCGATATCGGGCAATGCTAATATTTCTTCTAAATTCAATGGCATAGCTTATATTTTTAGTGTGTGAATATTCCAGTTAAATCTTTCGGCTTCAAAATGCGTCCAAGCAAACAACCCAATACATAATATCTAATGGCATCCATCAAATGATTATATTCATCTACTGGCTCATTGATGTAGTTTCCATCCTTATCTTTATCCCAAACATATTTCCGAAGTTCAGTAATAATATTGTAAGAGCGTTCTGTTACAAAGAACTCCATGTCTTTAATCTTATCAATACCCGCTTTGATGGAGCCGGGAAACTTATCTACCGGATAGATATTCACGCCTCTGTTCTTTATCTCTTGAATCAATCGAGGGTCTTGCGAATCGGCAAAAACTTTCATAGAGAAAGGCTTTAACCTATTGGCAATAGCCGACGAAAGCATATCCGTTTCATAGAAAAGTTCATCAACATACAAACGGTTATCAATAATGCCACATCTTACAGCAGCGGAAGGATCATTAGTAAAGCCGAAGTCCTGCCCTATTCCTACCTTTTTGCATTCCTGCGGGAACTCTTTCACAATTCCCCACTTCTTGAACACAGCACCTTCTGCAACGTCAGCCCACCGGCCGATAACCACATGACCATACTTTTCAGGATTACTCACCTTTATATCCTCCACCTCTTTTAGAAACTCCGGTGAAAGATTCTCCAAATTATCAAAGTAAGTCGTATGAATGTGGAGCACATTCGGATGAGTGGAAATCTGAACCTGCACACCATCAATCTCTACCAGCTTGTGAGTTTTCTCAATGTATTTCTTGTAGATGAAGTGATTGGAATCGCAAGGATTCATAATGATGATAATCCGGTTCTGAATCCCTTTCTTACGGATGGAGAGCATTATCTTGTCGAACTCATCTTCGCTTGTCCACTCTTCCGCTTCATCGCAGACGAAAGTCGTAATGCCTTGAATGGATTTCAGTTTTGCTGTCTGGTTCCCGGAAGAAGTCTTGATACCCCGGAACATGATACGGCTCTTAGTCATCTTATTGACTATGTCCGTCTTTGTGGTCTTGAAATATTTCGTGGTTCCGTCCAAATCTATCTTCTCCATCATTTCGGGGATGATAGACATACCGGCAGAAACCATCGTGTAACGGGTGTAAAGAATCTGATGAACTATCTTCTCTACGGGAGTCATTTCAAAAGTCAACCGCTCAATAAAGGTAGAAGCATTGAAAGACTTTCCGCTACCACGCCCACCGGTGATAAGAATTATAAATTTTTCCTTATCCTCGTATAATGGATGGTAAATTTCTTGAGGTACTATCATTTCAGCTTGTCTTTAATCCAGGAATCAATGTTGATGCCGTGCTCTATGTCTGTTGGAATATCAGCATCTTCATCTTGTCGACGTTCAATCTTTCTCCAATCCTCATCGTGGTGATACAGCCAAACGGACATTGCTTGCAAATTTGGAGCTAACTCGCTTTCGCTAACTTGTAATTCGTCCTCACCTGTCAAATTTCCCTCTGAATCACGGAGCTTTCTTACCACGGTGCTTTTGGTTTTTATGCCACCGAGAGCCATTGCAAGGAATTTAGCCCTTACAGTGGCATTGATTGTCGCGCGCCCACGCGCTAAGACTTCGGATATTTCGGTGTACTCACTTTTCTTTTCGCAGAAAGTTTGTGGTAAAATCCCTATGGCATAGGCTATTTCCTTGTCAGTGAATCCCTTTTTGGCATACGATTCCACGAGAGAAAGAAAGTCCTCGCTTGTATAATCAAACTTTGGCTTTCTTCCTCCTTTACCTTTTCTATTTTGAGATTCACTATTGCTCATATTACTTCTTTAATTTTCCACATTTCTCACATTGTTCATACCTGAACTCAGAGAACATCACACTACCTTTCCAAACATAATGATGAACACAAAACAGGTTTTGCTTTAGAACATTCTTTATCCAAAGTATAAAATCGCCAATCATAATTTTAACCGTTATTGTTACCCATATATACACGGCGAGAAATTGGCTTGTTTCCATAGACATCAACTCCTCTTTTTGAGAAATAGCTATCTATTTTCTCAGCATATCTTCCCATTATAGATTTCGTTCTATCCCTTATGTTTCTTTGTCTTGCAGAACCTAACCCGTATTGCCTTCCAGCGTTGTACATTATTCGTCTGGACTGCTGATATAACTGGCTATATGTTTTCTTTCTAACTCAGCTTTCCTCCCAATAATTAATCTATTCTTTCTACTTGTTCATCAAATACTTCTCCCTTTATGAACTTCATATCCGGATCATACCCGAACCTTTCGCAGAAAGCGGCTTTAGCTTCATAGGTATCAAAGGACAACATCACATAGGCATCCATGTTCTCGACTTGCTTCTGTGCGTTTTCTTTTACCTGTTGCTTGACTTCCTTCATGTGGGCAACCTTTTCGGCACGTTCCAACTGCTTGGCGGCTTTATCGGCTTCTTTCTGTTCTGTTACAGGCGACATCATGCTTTCCAGTTCGTCAGCAATGGAGCTTTCTTCTTCGGTCTGCAAAAGGAAATCAACCCCAATCATATTCAAGTCGGCATCCGTCAATCCTGCATCTTTCCAGTCAATATCAGGAACAATACGGGCAAGAGCGTCAAAATCCCAAGAACCTTGTGCATTAGGGTTGTTCATTAGAATATTCAACTCCTTTTCCTGCTGTTCGTCCACGTCAATGACATCGACACGAATGCGATAGTCGTTATCGGGAAACTTTTGTAATTCGTCCATGACAGACAAACGCTGGTGTCCGCTGACTACGGTAAGACCTGTACGCTTATTCACAACTATTCCACCTACCAATCCGAATTTCTTGATGCCACGTTTCAGTGTCTTACGTGATTCATCAGATAGTTTTCGGGGATTATAATCCGCAAAGTGAATGGCAGAACGATTAAGTTCCACCGATTCACTCTTTATGTATTTACTTAGTTCCATATCATCCATTAGTTAACCCCAAACGTGAACGCATTGCATTTACTGCGGCTCTATTTCCTTGTCTTTGATAAATAGGAAGCAATGCACCTGCATTTGCACGAAGTATTCTACCTTGTCTATTTATGCCACCACGTGATACATTTTGATTATTAGCAGCAAGAGCACGCATCGTTTGTCTTCCTATTTCTTCTGCTGTTTTTGTTCTTCTTCTAACTCGGCTTTCCTCCTTACTTTTGTTGATTATGATACTCCCAAAGCACTCTTTCAGCCATCGGGAAAACTTTGTAAATTCTCTGTAAATCCTGCGGGTAATTCTTCTCCATCCAAAGCATACAATCAAGATTGAAACCTACTCCCGAACTGGCTTTCAATGAATATCGAATTGGTTCGGGTAAATTGTGCTGCCTCATATAAGCAAGAATATCCTTTTGTGTCCAATCAGCCAAAGGATAAACCATACCGTTATTCTCGTAACCGTTTACCTCATACCCTTTCAACATAAGCCTACGATTCATACCATCAGCTTTTTTCATGCCCAAGAATGTATAATAAACTCCATGAGTAAGCTGCATAGCCTTTACCACATCTGCCAACTTCAATAGCTTTACTTTCGGATTTGGCACACAATACATACCGCCACGGAGAATATAAGTAAGGTTCCAATGTGGTACTTGAACAAACTCTATCTTCGGATACTTAGCTTTAGTCCAGTTTATCCAACGGTTAATATGCTCCAAATTCTTGACAAAGTACATGAACACGCAAACAATCCGGTCAAACTTTGGATAGACTAAATCAAGCAGAACAAGCGAATCCTTACCAAGTGATAAAAACAGTAAAGCCTCATTCGATTTTACCCGAATGAGGTCTATATACCGGTTCGCTTGTTCTACCTTGCTCATAGCTAACCACCGCTTAAACCAAATGAAGTACGAAGATCACTGTAACGCTGTCTGCGTGATCCTAACTGTGTGGCACTTGCTGTACCTCTACGATTGGCAACCAATCTACCACCTGCCCCTGCACCATTCATATTTCTGCGAGGCCCGGCTACTCTGTTAATTCTTCTTGCGACTCTGCTTTCTAATTTTAAAAGTTAAACAAATCAATCTATATGTTTCTCTAATATCTTGCCCAACGTGTAATCAATTTGAGCAGCTAAATACTCTTCACCTTGATGCTCGTAAATAATATCGTTACCGTTTTCATCAGTAAGGATAACCGCTTCTGCCGCCTTTACCTCAACAACGATATAAGGGCGTTTGCCTGTATAAGCACCTGTAAGAAGTTTGATGGCATCATACTGAATTGGCTTCAACTCAACTTCACCTTCTTCAGGTAATTCTGCATCAGCCGGATATTCTTTACCACCACAAAGGTAGGTGATATACTTCTTTGCGTTGGTAGGCCTGATTTCACGGTATTCGTGAGTTTTCTTACCGGCCAAGATTTCATCAAAATACTTTTGCTTAATACTAAGCGTCAAAATGTTCATAATCGTGTAAATTTAAAAGTTAATAATCATAGTTGCGGGGCAGGGATTCGAACCCCGGACCTCTACCAAGTCAAAGTAGCGAGCTGACCACTGCTCTACCCCGCGATAGTACCCCAAAGGTACTACCACAACCAAAGATAACGAAATATCTTCAATTGTTATACACGACAATCGGCTTATTGTCGTGAACTAAGCCATTTATCACGTCTTTCTCTACATGCCTCTAAGGTAGGCGCACAACAAGAAAAAAGTTCACCGCTATCAGTACGGTAGTCGTACTGGTACATTCTCACTCTTTTTCCTCTCAACCTGGCGTTGTAGGTATCGTAATTCTCTTTCCCAGTTTGGC